TTTGGTGGTGGGAGCGGCGGCAGGGATGATGGTGGCTCCTGTTCCGGCCAGCACGCAACAATAGCGTTCCACACGAACACATAACATGCCGAGTGTGAGTTCAGGGCGCCAGAGCAGGATGCAAGGTGGAACGCGAGAGGCAGAAACGCCGCCCGCAGCCAAGACCACGGACGGCGCATAGGTCTGCCTTCAGAGAGAGGGTTTAGGCCGGGGTCGGAACACCGGGATGGCTTTCAGTCGGCACGATGGCCATCGCCCATCCGCCTGCCGGCGTCCAGTATGCCACCACGTCCCACTTCTCCAGAACCTCCGGCGGGCCATCGGGAGGCACCACGATGGGATGGGTCGGCAACGGCGGCCAGATCGTGGTCGGCGGCGGAACGACAATGGGATGTTCCGGCTTGGCGTTCGGCGGCCAGACATCGACATCAGGCGGGATCACGATGGGATGGCTGGGACCACCGCCGGGAGCGATAGGATGCGCAGGCTGGCCGGGACTGCCACCGGGAGCGATAGGATGGGCAGGATGGCCCGGAGAAGGCCAGATGCCCGGTGGCATTGGCGGCGGAGGAATGACAATGGGATGCTCGGGATGAACGTCAGCGATGAACTCCGGCGGGATCACGATGGGAAACGTCGGGAATACCGGAACATTGATCCCAGGTGGGTTGTAGATCGGATGCTCGGGATGACCGCCGCTGCCGGGAGGCAACGGGCCGGTGCTGACTTCCGGCAGGACCATTTGTCCCCTGATGACTACGTCGAGGGTTGGCATGAAAACGTCCTTTCACTTGACGGGATGTGGTGCGTAGGCACTGCTTACGCGATGCAGCGTATGTCGGTCTCGCTTACAGATCAACAGGTGGCTTGGCTTCGCCGGGAAGCGAAGCGGCTCGGGATCACCATAGGCGAGCTTCTGCGCCGGCTGGTAGATCAAACGCGGGGTGCCACCAAGACTTAATTCACCGGCCCGGCGACGGCCTGCTTGATCGGTCTCACGGTGCTGCCTTGTTCCAACCCGGCAATCAGGCCGGTCTCTAGTTTGATCAGCGCCGGCTCAACGTCGGCCACACCGGCCTGCCATGCGATTGCCAACGAGCAGGACAAATAGCCAGGATAGTCCATGTCGCCGCTGAATGGTGGATAGTCAGGCGAATATTCCGCTGGTCTCGGATCGCCCAGGAACGGCGCATTTCCGGCCCAGGCATCGGACCAGGACGTGTAAACGTCGGACAGGTCTGTCACGGCGCCCTTGGCGACATAGCTGGACGCATAAGGACAAGACCAACCAGAGTTCTCATCCAGTCGGGCAATCGCGTTCCGTGCCTTCCAGTCAACGATCTCCCGCCACTGCGCCATGTCCGGATGCAGCAGTGCGATCCATCCCCAGCCGCCGGAGCAGATGTCTTCCTGCCATGGCTGATACCACGAATAGGTATTGTCTTCGCCGCCGGCGAGGCTTCTTGTGGCGAGGTGCAGCACATCGGCAATCGGGTCGCCGTTCAACACGGTCTCACCGTGAACGAAGTTTGCCGCCCAATCGACGAGCGCCTGATGGAAAATAGAACGCGGCAGAAGCCACGATGGCGGATTTTCGGGAGACACCTTGGCACAAGCGGCCAGAGTGCGTGACGACCAGCCGGTGGCTCTCGGCTGAAGCACGCCGTAGGACCGAACTGGTGCGCTCGGGTTCTCCATGAGAATGAACGCGCATTGGCGTTGCAGATTTTCCAGATGATACGGATCGCCGGTCAGCAGAAACGGCAGGTAGCTCACGGCCGGCTGGTGTGCGCTGTCGAGATAGATGCCGGTTCCGGGCACGAAATTGTCCGAGATTTCCGCGCTGACACCCTCGACCGGAGGATTGATCGAGGCGGGACCCGGTGTCGAAGTGCCATAGACCTCGCAGCTTACCGTCACCGAGCCACTGGCCGGGATCATGGTATCGACCGGCACACGACATTCCACACCAAAGGCATCGACCACCATGTTCCAGGCAGGCGGGCTGCCGTTGGCCGACAGCACGGTGCCGGATGGTCCGGCCAGCGTGATCTCGGTCCAGTTCGATGGCGTTGACCATGTAATCAGCGGTGATCCGGCTTGCGCATTGTAGAGCGTCGATTGTGGATATTGTTTGATCGGGTCAATCACGCACCCGGTTTCCTGGTCATAGAAGTCCCAGGTGAATGTGCCGGCTGCTTCGGCCTGTGCCATCACGTCGGCCAGCGCGTCGGGATTGTCCTCGTTCGCCATATAATGGCCCTGTGCACTGGTGACGTGGCCGATGTCGCCGCGTCCGCCCGTGGTCGGCATGTAGGCGAAAAGGCCGGCCAGTCCCATCGGGGTATAGTGGTATTGTCGGCCAGGGTAGGGGTCGGTGCCACGTGTGAGGTCGGGATCGAAGCGTGGCATGAGCTTTTTGTCGTAGATGTCGGACATCTTGCGCATCGGCAGCGGCCAGTCGTTGGAATACCAGCGGTGCCGCTGATAAGAGCCGTGGCTGGGCACGTCGATCTCGACCGGAGAGTTTAGTTCGTCTCCGATGATGGTGATGCGGTAGCGTGGCAGGTTAAGGTGGGTTGGTTCGTTCCAGGCTCCTTGGCCGAACACGACAGAGACACGCCCCTCCATCCTGCGGAAATCAACGCGGATAGGACAGTTCGTGCTAACCGTGCGGGTGCAGCGTTCCGCGAAGCGCCCGTCAGGGTCTTGGTAGGTTCCGACATCGGTGCCATCCGCTTCATTGTAGACGAACTGCCCGCCGCTCAGGTCAACGATGGCCTGCAATGTGCCGGTCGGCGGCGGATCGGGCGGGGTGATCTCTTCCGGCGGCTGTTCCGGTTCTGGCGGAATGACAATGGGATGTTCAGGTGCGGCATCTACCGGCGGCTCGGGAGGAACCTCGGGAGGGATGACGATGGGATGCTCGGGAGCCGCGTCTACAGGCGGCTCAGGAGGCCGCTCAGGCCGGTCTGGCCTCTGGCCGGGGGGTCCACCCGGCCCCTGGCCCGGAGGGCCTCCAGGGCCTTGCCCTGGGGGCGTGCCGCCGTGGCCGGGAGGCTGATGCCCTTCCGGTGGCTTCCTGGTCGGCGGCTTGCCCATGGCTGTGCCCCTCAGCGGTTGACGTTGACGATGCAGTCGGCGAAGTGGATTGCCCCGGCCAGTTTCACCAATGCCTGAATGGTCGGCGAAATCCGCTGCTCCCGGATACTCTGCGGCTGCGTCGCCACCCTGGGAGCGTAGACGTAGAAGCCAGCAGGAAGCTGTTGGCCAGTGCTGATCTGCCCCAGCGGTGGTCCGTTCCACTGCCCCGGAGCGATCATGCCGTTCTGCACCCCTTGCGCGCAGCTATTCGCGACCGTCGTGGTCAACACGTGAACGCCGGCATCGGTCTGCGGGATTTTCGTGGGACTGGTGTAGAGCGCGTTGAAGAGATCGGTAGAGATTTGGTTTTGCAGCCAGTCGGCATTGTGCCGTTCGTCGAAGAACATTCCCGACGCCATGACGCCTTCCTGGATAATCGCCGCATCGTTGGCGTATCCCACGAATACGTTGCACCGTTTCGTGCGAAGCACGCTGGCCTGCGTCTCGGTCAACTGCTCTGCCGCCACGCCCGGCTCCTGCTTGAACTTCAAGGTAATCACCGTGTTCTGGCCCTGGAAATCCACGGTGAAGGCGCGTCCGAACATGGCGCACACCGCATAAAGCGAGGAAAGGCTGTATTGACCAAAGGTGCGGGTGAAGCCGAGCGATTGCATGGACGATGCAATATCGTTGTTCACCGTGCCGGACAGGACAAGGGTGTCCTGAGTGGTGTAGCCGAAAATAGAATACGGTTGGCAGCCTTCGATGAACCCCGCGACCGCAATCTGATCGGTGACCGCCAGAGGCAGGTTGGCCGGCGGCGCAAAGGTCAGGCCATACCATTCGGGATGAGCGCGTAACGCGGTGGCACAGGCCAACGGTGTTTCCGCCGCAATACCATTGACCGGAGGCAAGGCCCGGCCATTGGTCAACCCCAGGAGAACCGAAACATCCTGTCCCGATCCAGTGCCGCTGGCGTATCCTAAGGTGGACGCGGTTCCCGCGCTGGTGCATTCCACAATGAAACGCTGTCCATCCCAATGACAGTGAGCGCCCAAAAGGGCCGATGAGACGATGGAAGCCGCACCGTTGAGGTTGGTAATTCCCGTGAAGTTCATACCCGCCGTGCCTTGGGTCAGAAAGGCGCCAGTGGTCGCGGTGAACCGCAGATCGCCGGAAACGTCGGTGCCGACACCGGGAGGGGTGACGACAACTGCCGTGCCGGACGCCATGGTTGCGGTGGTCGGGGTTGAGATGGTGACGTTGGGCGAAGTCGCCGTGACGGTGATTGTGGCACCGGACGCGATGGATGCATTGGTTGCCGCCGAAATCGTGACGTTAAGTGAAGCAATCGAGACAATGGTCGTGCTGGCCGGAATACCGGTAGCAGCAATCGGCTGACCCGCAACCATCCCCGCCGCCGACGCGACCGGTATGACGGTGGCACCAGAGGCGACCACGCCGGTCGTGGTTGTAATGATCGGCATGGTGGTAGAGACCGTGGTGATGGTGGCTCCTGCCGGAATGCCCGTGGCGGCAATCGGCATGTTCGCCAGCATTCCCGTGGTGGTGGCAACCGGGATCACCGTGGCACCGGAGGCCACCGAGGCGGTGGTCGTGGTATTGATCGGTGTGCCGGACGGTGGGCTGGCATAGCTCAAGGTCGAAGCCGTGCCCTGGGTCGAGGACGTAATGATGAAGCCT